CCGTCGTGGCCGTCGACCCGCCGCCCGATCCGCCGGTGTTGCCGCCATCGAGCGAGTTCATCGTCACGCCCGTGCCGCCGCCAGCACCGGCAGAGCCGCCAACCGCCGTATAGCCGAGGGCTGACGAATTGCCGCCAGCGTTGCCGCGCGTCCCCGCTACGCCAGTTCCGGCCGCCCCGACAACGATCGTGTATGTGTCCGCAGAGACCGAAACGCCCGTCTGCAGGACAGGCAGACCCGCGCCTCCACCGCCGCCACGGTTGCCGCCNCCCGCACCGCCGCCCGGGACGATCCAGGCGTCTACAAGCCCGCCGGCCGAGACGACGAAGTCGCCTCCAGCGGTGAACGTATGAACGCGGTAGTTCTGCCCGCCGATCGTCACATCGGCGGTCGTGCCTCCCGAGGCAGTGACCATGTCAGCACCGCCTCAGCTGAGTTCAGGCGTTCGCCTCGGTCAGCGTAAAGCTCGTGATCGTCACCGACTGACCTGCAGTGAAGCTGACGCTCGACAGGTTCAGGTCGGCGCCCGACGTCCCGACCGTCCCCTGCATATGCGCCGTCGTGCCGTTGCTCGCGTAGATGCGGAAGTGCGCCGCCGTGCCGTCGTCGTCGGCCGACAGGTCCTGCCACGTCCCGTTCTTCGCCTTCGACCCACTCGAGGCCGCCTCCATCCAGTCGGATGGCAGGCTCAGCGTCGCGAGCACGTCGCCGCTGTCGGCGGCGGCGACGTTGGCCGGCGCC